GGTCATTTGTGGCAGCATCTCTTAATATCCACCACTCATTTACATCGTCAAAGAATATTTTAACACCCGCACCAACCGCAAAGGGCACTGGGGGTCTAATCTCGGAATTATCTGTAACTTGAATTTCGGCCATGATTAATTATACACATATAAAAGGGTTACAACTACTGGGAAACTTCCACCACCAGTCCACCACCAGTAGTAATTGGTGCCATCTACATAGTTGGCATAACAGTCATATTTGCCATCTACATAACCCCAAGATTCAACTAAATCGAAGGAATTACTAATACCATGTGGAACTCTTCCATAGGAAGCAGCAACGGTAAAAGACTCTACTACAATGGTCTTTTGATAAATGGTCCTATCGTCGTGATACGTTATCCCAGTTGCTCGTTCTTCCGTAGAAAATTTGTCTAAACTGCGAATAACATGTGTTTGACCTTCAGTTTCAAATTTAACTTTATCATCTAAAGTTAAAACTTTAGACAATTCTTGAAATTGTCTAATTGGAGTTTCCGCTGATCCTTGTCCCGTTCCTGTTACTGAATTTGCACCCATAATTCCTCCTATTATATTTATACGTGCGCATAAAAAAACCCGATCCGAAGACCGGGCTCTTTTATTTTTTATAAATCTAAATTTAGATTACGAAGTTTGCAATGCTAACTCTGGCGTAGAATTTACTTCCTTCACGGAGCAATTTTTTGCCGTAACGAGTTAAAATTCCCTTCCTCGGGCAGAAGCTCTCTGGATCGAGAACAACTGGGGTCTGGGTTAGGGGAACGTATGGACAGTAGAAGTAGCCGCTGTCCATATAAGAATCTCCACGGTATCCCATCAAAAGTTGACCAGTCGGGAAGAGTGGGTCTTTGTATAGACGCCATCTATTGTTAATTGTACCAACATACTGAATACCCAAGCTGGATGTGAATGTCTCGGACGGAGCCGGGGCAAAACCAGCGGTGGCTGTTTCAAAGATCGAAGCAACTTCTGGTGAAGTTACGATCCAGTTACAACCGCCTCGGAGGGTCTTCCTGTGGACTACATTGCTGACCTCGACGACCTTGACATAAAGAGCCTCGTACTTCTCTTTAATTGTGTCGCCTAATGCTGTATTAAAGTCCCATGTTGCCACGGTGCCAGCATTATTTCTAAGGTCTGTTAAAACTTCACGGTCGATTTCGAGGTTAATTTCCTGGGCGAGAACCGCAGTTAATTCTGCCTCGGCGTCGAGGTTGTGCTGACTTCTTAAATCCTGTTGTGCTTCATAGCTCCAAACAGCCTTTAATTTTCTAGTCTTAGCAGCAATCTCTTCACTCTCGACAACTAAGTTAATTTCCGGTAAATCTTGCTGGCACTCAAGATTATATTCATAACTCACAACCATGTGGTTGGAACCAGGATCGCCACCAGCGTTCCAAGTAAGAGTTACTTCACCAGTATTAAGGTCTAAAGAACCACTTGTGCAGAAAATGGTCGGAGCCCCAATGTCGGTGAATGTGAATGTACCGGCTGTGTCAACTACGAAAGTTTGGACAGCGGTAGCACCACGGAATACTGTACCAGTCATTGTACCCGAAAGAATCGGAGTATGCTCCATTGGAGCGTAGACAGATACGTGGCCAGCAGCAGCACCACCAGCATCAGTGCTGGAAGTCTCGTTCTGGACGAATTGATGACTATAAAATATGTCAAGATTCGCATCACCAGAAGCAAGCTGCATCAAGGAGTTTGGATCGTCACCGGGGAACCCAGCGTTGTTATCCGCACCACGGGTAGCACCTTGATTGCTGGAATAACGGAATCGTAGGTAGTAGACCAAGCCGGTTGGACCGAGCAAAGGTTGTACGGATACGATTTTATTTGCAATCAACTGGGGATAAATCCTACGTACCAGTGGAATACTAATTCTTTTGAACTGAGCAATGTCACCAGTGTCGGTGCTTACCTCGTTCATAAGACGTTGGTTTTCTAAAAGAACAGCAGTGGTTTGGCGAAGATAGTCGTCACCAATGCCTTCTAACAGCCTTGTCTTCTCCCAACGCCCTTCAAGTTCCTTAGCTTCGTTAAGAAACTTTGCATTTGCGCTCATTTGCATGTTATATACCTCTATTGTTAGAATAACATCATTAACTATTTAATCCAGACAGTTTGTGGAGTTGGTCGAAGTCTACGCCAAGACCTTCCATTATTTCTGTCTCTTGTTCAGCAGCTTTTTCCTCGGGGGTATATTCCTCTTTTACGATTTCATATTCCTCGGTCGTATTTCTGCCCTTTCCTTCAACTGTTTTCGCCTTTTCTGCTCTTTCTTTCTGTTCTTTTAGAACCGTCTTTTCCTCATGCTCAGTAATAACATTCTTCGCATAGTTCACGGCCTCTGTTAAGTCCTTCTTATCTTTGTCCATTCGGACGATCTTAGCCTCTAAGACTCGCTTTTGACCTAGAAGTTCTTCGATCTTAACTTGGGCTTCATCCAATTTGGTACTAGTCGCCAAAGCGGCTTCCTCATCGGATAGATAACCGGCTGTTAAATCAACGATCTTGTCGAGAACTACTTTGTGTTCTGCCATACGTGGATCATTGATAATGTCACGTCGAGCCTGTTCGTAAATATCTTGACCCTTGTTGTGAAGGAATTGATCGACCTTATCGACGATGTATTCTTTCATCTCGGCAAGTTTACCGTCGTACTCTTCGTACATACCGACTTCTAAGTTGTTGTTCTTTTCTCTTTCAGCAAGAAGGTATTGATAGGCTTCTTCATAACCTTCTTCTAGCTGTTGTTCGTACTCTTCACGCTGCATTTCCAAGCGATTACGAAGATCATTAATGATTCCATAACTCTCTTCATATCCCTGGTAAGCGGTGTTCTCTGCTTCTTTTAATTCTTGAGAAAGTTGGCCGTAAGCCTCTTCTAACTTATCGTTATATTCTTTTTCAAGACTTGATTTTCCCTCTTCAAGCATTTCTGCTACAGCGTCGGAAACTTCTTTGACCTGATCTTCAGGAAGCAGTTTTGTAAGAGCCTCAGTAATTTTGTCCATTAGCCTAACCTCGCTTTAGATTCGTTTAGTTGTTCTTGAATTTTACTACCCAAAAGAGCCTTTAGAGCTTCTTTATTTATACTTCTAGCTTCATTTTTGGGTTCTGAATTGAAATTTGGCGGTGAAGTGACTTCACGTCTGTCACTTGACACCTTTTCTTGGAAGGCTGCAAAGGTACTTGGGTCAGCAACAGCGTCAAAAGTAATTAACTTATATGTGTTGCCTATAACCAAGATGCCATCCTCATTCGTCTTTCCATTGCCAACGCCTCTACTGCTAATGCCAATACGGACACCGCTATCCATGAGGCTCTTTAATATCTTTCCGTGCGGTGTGTTAAGGACTTCTCCCTCACCCATCAACACGTTATTTTCCCACCATAACTTAGTAATTAGGTGAGATGCTTTATCGAAGTGAATTATAGAATCCGAAGGATGGTCTAATTCACCGATGAGGCCACGAGCCCCTACTACTTCCTGCAACCTCTTGACGTTCTCATTGAGAACGTCATAAGGGTACATTCGTTTATTTTTGTTGACTGTTTCGGCCTCTTGGAATTTGCCCTTAAATTTGTTGGATTTAACACCATTGGCGCTTTCAACCAACTGGGGGCAAAACTCTATTCCAGAGTCGCACCAGTCTACGAGCAACATGTCTTGCTCGCCAGATTCATATTCAAGCAAGTGATTCATATCGCTCCTTTTTATTTGTCAATGACCAAATTATCAGTTTTTGCTCTCCAACCATCGGGACCGATTGCTGCGGGCACGTATGGGTTTTGGAGTTCTGGCCAAGTGTTGCCACGTCGCATTACAAGACCTGCATCTTCATCCTTGTCAACGCCCTTTTCGCCCTTCATGGTGAAGTCACCAAATGGGGATGGTACGTATGGGTTATTTAATACTGGGAATGTATCAGTTCCTACGTTTCCGTAGCTACTGTTCCTCATTTGGTCGGCCAAGCCGCCCTTGTAGTTCTTGCCATCACTGACGGGAGCTACATCACCCCAATTTCCACTGAAGTCAGAAGCGGGAGCGTAACCCTTCTTGGCCTTTTTAGCCATATCTGGGTGGTCACCACTTATTGTCATGTGTGGGGTATTGCTTACATTCCAATCACCCATTTCAAGATTGGTTTCTACCAACATATAAAGCCATTCAGCGACTTCTTCGGCCAAATTTAAATCGGGCTCTATATCCTGTTGGATAACCGCTCCCAAATCACGAAGATTAGAAGCAGCCTCTTCGGCCAGAATTTCGTCATGGACCTTTGCGGCTTCGTTGTAAACTTCTCTTACAGCATTGTAGAGATCAACAAAGACTTGCATTTCAAGTGCTTCATGCTCATCCAATGTTGGGAAGAACATATCAGCTACTTTTTGGAACTTGGCGTATTCGTCTTCAATTTCTTCGGCAATATTAACATTGGCCAATTTTAATATTGTGTCAACTCTGTCGGTATAGGCTCCATGAGCCTTTCTTAAAATACCCTCTGACAAAAATTCGCACATATTATCATCGAAGTTACGAACACCAGCGGTTTCTAATGCAACACCCAAAGTGTGTGCTAATTCAGTTTGTGTTAGATAGAGAACATCAGGCCATTGAGATACGATGTTGTCCAAAGATTCCTCAAAGGATACATCATCAGAAATGCCATGGTGCTTTTTAAGCTCTACTACGGCTTTAATAAAGGCATGATTCTCAGCTAGCTTCTTACCAGCGTTTCTGTGAACCTTGCACTTGTGGTCAAGAACCTTCCAATTAAAGCTAATTAACTTAGCTTCATTGCGGGTCTTGGAATTAGGAATACGAACCGCAACTACGTTACCAAGATCGTCATGTTGTGCAACAGATTCTTTAATAACTGGTCCCATGTCCTTGTAGTCAACATATTCAAGAACATTTTGAGTTAAATCAAAGCATTCTTTGTACATATTAGCTCGCCAACGTCCTACAACTCTGGCTCTCTTGCGCTTTGGCATGCCACGTTGTTTTTGCTTACGAATCCTAGAGGCTCTCGCCTTTTCGCCAGGACTTCTTTTCTTTAGGGATTTCACACGAGCGCGTGTTCTCTTGCTTACAAGCCACCTTGGCTGCTTTTTGCCACGCAGTTTTCCTCGCTTAATCCCAGACTGCTTCGCAGTAACATATTTAATTTCATTCAAATTTCTTCTAATAACTGGAAGTTCCATGTATTCTTGGAATCTCTCATTAGCTTCCAGTTCTTTACCCTCTAACAGAAAATCAACCATCTGATTTAACTGCTCACGGGCATGTTTGGTTTCGCTATTCTCGTCTACGACCATCTCTTGGATGTTGTCGAAGGTTACACAGCATTCGCTAATATCGTAATTAGCGTGAATGTATGAGCCCTCTAGCGTTTCAAAAATAACGTCTTGGTCGTTGAAACAATGCAGGCCGGTGATATAAGTACCTAAAGCGCTGCTTAAAACGTCCTCTGCCAAAACCAATTCATGCTCGGCTGACGAAAGAGAATCTTCTTCCATCCTCTTTAATACGTCGAAGTCAATAAGTGTTTTTTTCATATTTTTCACTCCTGAGCCTGATTATTTCTCGTGTATTGTTAAAAAAATGTGTATAATTTTCCCGCAAATAGTTTAATTAGGCACACTTTCTATATAAATAGGTATGCAGAAGGCACTAAAAATGGATGGGGCTTATGAAAACATTTGAGGAATACATGGTTATTAGAGAGGCTGAAGACTTCGATTCGCCCTCCGATCCAATACCAGATACGGAATCTAATAAATGCCTTAATACCGCCGTAGAAAAGGCAGTATCTAAAGGTCACAAGAAACAAATAATAGCAGCACTAAAAGATTTGGGAGATGAAGAGGTCAACCGGGAGTTAGAAGACATTGATAAAGGTCTTGGAGATGTGACCCTTCCCAATGCTGGACCAAGAAATGGCCCAGATGATGAGGTTTCACCCGCCGCTCCCGATAGCAATTCAGGCGCAGCTTATGAGGCTTAATATGTTTGATGTTAATTTCAAGCACTTTCTGGTTGAAACCCAGACTATTTCACAATATTTAAAAACCAACAAGCAAATTCCCGAAGACGTTAAAAAAAATGTTAAGTTAATGATAAGGAATGGGCTTAGTAGGTTGCCAATGTTTCAAGGGGCAACTGCAAAACACCTACCAAGATATGTTAATTACATATCTTATTGGGCAATACAGGAATACCTCCGTGTATACACCGATCCAAACAATCCATTATCTCCATATCACAAGCCACCCAGTCCAACAACGATCATGGGACAAAATCCAAAGGATCAACGTGGACTATGGGATGATATCCAAGGATGGGCGTATCGTTACGCACGAAACAAAGTTGGAAGTTGGGGCGATTTTATTGCATCTCATTTTGAGGATCGCGCAATACAGGGCAAATTTAATACCATAAGTTACACACCAGAAATGGTGGAGGAAGACGTAGAGGAATGGCATAGAGAACTTGCCAATGTTGATCGTGTAGAAGGCCCAGAAGGCAAAGCAATTATTACCCTTGACCATCTTGGAGATAAGTGGAAGGGTTGGAAATGGATTTCCTTAGATCGTGCCACTTGTGAATATGAAGCAGATGCGGGTGGTCATTGTGGTAATTCTGATTATAAAGAAGGTGATAACATCTTATCTCTACGTGATCCACAAAGAAATTGGGTCCATTTAACCTTCGTGGTTAACAATAAAGTTCTTGGAGAAATGAAAGGATATAGTAACCAAAAGCCATCCCCCAAATACCATCCAGCCATTGTTGAACTTCTTAAATCTGATTATGTAAAAGGACTTAAAGGTGGTGACTATCTACCTGAAAACGACTTTAAGTTTGAGGATTTAGATGAGA